AGCAGTCTTAACCCAACTGGAGGCAGAGCTATGACAGATAACACACAAGAGATAAATGAGATAATCCGAGAGATGCGGTACAGAGTGCTAGAAGATGAGCTAGAGAAATTGATTAGTTCAGTGAAAAGTCACGGACGTATGATACTGCGAGATGACCCTATTGGTTCATATTGGGAGAAAGACGATGGTGAGCGTAAGTTGGTGCGCTTATACGCAGACGGTGACAATTACTGGGCTATAACTACCGAAGAATTAAATCGTATCACCGCCTACAAAGATAAAGCGGTAGAGGAAGTGCTGGATAGGGCGAAGCAAAGATTCCACGAACCAATAGAGCACGACGGTTCGTATATTAGCATATCGGTAATAGACAAAACATTCGACGAGCTTATCCAAGCCGAGCGAGCCTTAATAGAAAAGAGGATGATGTGAGCAAAAACGAAGAACTAGGCTTGCCATTCGGTGATGGCATGGAGCGTATATTAGTGGCCTTCGATGTAGACGGCACTCTGATCGACGGTGACAATGTTCATATAAATACAGTGTCGCTCATGGATTTTTTCAGCAAGCAAAACTGGAAGAATGTCGATGTTATTGTTTGGTCCGGAGGAGGTGCAGATTACGCTCGGACCATGATGAAGCGTATAACTGGTCAATATGCAGACTTCAATGTGAAATATCATTCGAAGCTGGACTACAAAGAACTGCGTAAAAAATATGACAAGATCATTGCTTTCGATGATATACAAGATACTCGCCTTGGAGATGTAAACCTGATTGTGAGGAATAAGTGACCCCTCACGAACCACTAATAAGAAAGGAAACGATATGAGTAAAAAGTACTACTTCGTCGGATATTCACATAGTCGTGGGTTTGGAAATATGTTCTTTGAAGCAGAGCCGTACCTTAATATCAATATGGCTCAAAATGAAATCAAATCTCGTATTAAAGACGGTAACGTGGTCATCATCTCAATAAGCGAGATACGCAAAGGTCAGTATGCGCCCCAGAAAGAGGGTTCCGATGACTAACCCACAAGACCAAGAAATCGATGACATCTTAAGTGACTACGCAACTGCCTGGAGTGGATATGACAGCTCAGATGGCAAACCGATTTTTGCAAAACGCATGGAGGATGTCAAGCAACGCCTCAATGACCTCATCACTAGGGCAAGGATAGATGAACTTATGCCAATAGACAATATAAACCGTCGTTTAGGCGATGATTTCGGTGAGATGGATGCCCAGGAGGAGATAGAGAAACATGTTGACTCTAGGCTCGCCACCCTCACAGCTACTAAAGAGGATAAGTAGCAATGAGCATAGTTACTAATACATATTGTCCTATTTGCGGTTGCGTTTTGTACTTGCAGCCAGCTTCATTTGGATGGGAAAGTATTATCTGCTCAGCACCAGACTGTAATTTTACAGATAGGCAACCAGCGTGAACAACCCCCTAGAAACCCTATCAGGCTACGAACCGCACACAAGCTACGAGGAACATGCCAGACGAATTAGGGAGAGACTTGTGGCAGAGAAGTTAGCAAGAATAATAATTAAAGGAGAGACAAAATGAACGCAAGACAAGAGTTTCTAGAGTTTGTAAAGGACAAGCCTCGTGTTGTGTGTGCGAAACTTGAAGACGTTTACTATGCTAGTGATGATGAGGGCGAGGAGTGGACACTTTACGAAGGGTACATAGACGGCGACTATGAGCGGTTCTTGGAGAGTATTGATTTCAACTATGACGATGGGTACGGTTCACAACATTTAGGTGGAACTATCTGGTTTGAAGACGGCACTTTTGCAGACAGGGGTGAGTACGATGGTTCTGAGTGGTGGGAATACCATAAAGCCCCAGAGAAGCCGCACAACAAGTAGGTAAAGTAATTATTAAGGAGCATAAATGAGCAGCTACATAAAAGCAACAGAGCACCCAATAACCAAAGAATGGCAAGACGCTTTTTGGATTGACGACATGTTCGGTCATCATAATTACGGGGTTGTGTTCAAAAATGGTGATACGTTCGACCCACGCAAAACTGAGGTAATCCACACCCGAGACGAGCGTATCAGTGACATGGACTGGGATAGTTACCCAAAGGAGGTGAAATAGTATGAACCCTACGGACGAACAGGAGCTACGAGAGCAGGTGCTCACAGAGTTCAAGCAAGTGCATAAGCTCGCACCAGCCGACTACACGGAGAATTGTACTAATATTGTAATGAGCCTTGTTGAAGCCTACATCACCGCCAACTACACCCCGAACAGCGAAGTAGAGCAACTCAAGAGCCGTATCGCATGGCTTGAAGGAAAGATTGAGGGGTTGAGTAATGACAATCTTACACCCCATCTTACACCCCATCTTACACCCAAGAAGCTACCGAGGTTTGAACCATGACTAACCCCCTAATTACAGAAGCGGAGATTGTAGATGTCTAACGAACCAGATGCGTATTACGGTGACAGCGCAGAAACAGACGAGATTGACATGAGCTTTTTGGATTAAAATTATAGTGTCTAAATAGTTATCCACACGCTACCACTAGCGTATTTACAAAATGTGTTATTTCAGCCATCATGGGGGGTACCAATGGCAAAAAATGAGTTATCAACAACTGAGGGGAAGATGAACCTCAAACAAGAGCAGGTAGCGAAATTAAACATGCGCTACCGCATTGTTCGGTTCAGGGGTACGATATTATATGCTGACAGTAATGGGTGGGAGACACTCTTTTCTGACGAGTTTGCTCGTATCTGTTATGCAACATTGGGTGCCGGAGTACGCCAGACACAGATCAAAGACTTGCAGCACTATTTTTTTACCAACTCCGAGGATCTGACGAAGTACGCTCACTACATAGCTATGCCAGATGGCCGAGTATGGGATATGGAAAAACTCAAGTTTACCACTGACATATCAAATGACGATTGTGTTTACACAACTGCAATCAACCCTGGTGATGGTATGTCACACCGTGAATGGCTTGAGGAAGTCACATCAGGTGATACAGGTTTAGCCGATGATATTATTCAGGCATTAGCGCCCATATTTATGGCGAAGAAACCATTTGGCGTGTTCTGGTTCCTCGGTAATGGAGCCAATGGCAAATCGACCACACTTAAGGCACTGTATGCTATTTTTGGCTCCGACGCGCCGTACTCGCACAACCGGTGGTTCAGCCAGCTTACTGTCAAGCAGATTGAGGATGAGCGTGATACGCCAATGGTCAACGGGCGTCTTGGTAACGTCTGTCTTGAAAGTAACGACGGGCACATCAAAGACACTGGTGGGTATAAGAACCTAGCTGAACATAGCACTTTTAACGTCCACAAGTTCAACAGCCAGGACGGAGTGATGGTTGACGGTAATGTTCATACTATTTTCAATGCTAACAACATACCGACTTTCGCTGACAAGACCCAAGGTGTTCGACGTCGCACGTTCACTATCCCATTTCGAGCGAGTTTTCCACAGGACAATACGTTCGATGAACGCTTGTTCGCAAGACCTGGGTTCTTGTCAGACTTACTGGGTGAAATACTCCGTACAACGGTTAAAATCAAAGATAATGGCTATAGCTATAGTTTTAGTGAACAGACAATTAAAGCCAAAGAGGACTACGATGAAGAAGTGAATACTGCTGAGACGTATTTCGAGGAATTAGTGCGTAATGATATATGGGGTTTCACTAATTTTACTGAACTGACACGTGACTACCAGAAGTGGTGTGATGAGCGGAGTTATACGGCACTTGGCAAAAAGTCAATTGCCCACGCTGCAAAGATTGCAGGGTATGAACGGTCGGCGTATAGGCAGGACGGTAAAATTATTACTCGTTATGTATGTAATGGCTGGCCAGCAGAAGATTTGCTTGAAATAAGGACGCGGTGGGGTATGTTCCAGAAGTTTGACAGTGATGTTGAGCTTGAGACGACACCAGAGGTTAATGACAGCCTTAATCAACTATTAGCATTGGATATGTAATGATAACACTGAAAGATCAATTTGAGGAGTTTATACATCTTCCCTATGATGAGTACTGGGTAAAGAAGAAATCTAAAAGTAACACTGTCGATGAGCGTACTCTCATGTCACTGATAGACATTTGTACTGATACAGATGATATAGCGGCCGCCAAAATGTCGTTTGACCGTATTGAGGGGTTACTCGAAACACCTATACACATCAAGATACCGAAGTTCTATGTCCGGTATCTGAAAGCGATTGATGTCGAGCATAGTGAGCAGAAAGCGCTCGGGGCCCCTGAAACCGTAGCACCAGTGCAAGACGATAATTATGACCCTGCAACCGCAAAGCTGCGTGAGACACTCAGCCGGATGCGTACTATGCCAGAGCAGATTATACCGGCTATATTGCGCGTCAAAAAGGCTATCCAAGCTGGCAAGGACGTAAACCTCAAGCCACCACAGAAGATGCCACAGGTAAAGCATGTCATAGTCGCTAACTTACTGCGGAATGTCCGTAAGGGCCGATACCGCGCTATCGAACTCGTATTTGACCAGATTGACGGCCGCCTTACCCGTACTATTACTCTGCTAGGTGGTGAGGATGTCTATGTCGATGACTACACACTCCTGACAGCACCGGCCGGAGCTATCAAAGATGCTGAGGGTTACTATATAGCTGAGAATAAAGTAATGACTGCTGCATGGTTAAGGGGTTTTGCACAATCACAAAAGGGACTAGAGATGTTAGCGGAGAACTTAGACAATGACTGAAACTGAGTTTGAAGCACAGTTTTGTGAAAAGTTACGACGTAAGGGCTGTTATGTCATTAAGAACAATGCCGGTCCTGGTGTACCGATGGGTACACCTGATCGTACCGTACTAATGCCTGGTGGCGGCTGGACGATGCTTGAGTTCAAGAAGTCAGAGAAAGCTAAGTATCAGCCATTACAACCTCAGCAACTAGCTAAATTAAAGGGTATGTTCCATTCTGCAACTGTTTATCCTGAGAACGCTGCACAGGTTATGGCTGAGATAGAGAGGATGCTGTGATAGTTATCCATAATGTCAAGCAAGGAAGTCCTGAGTGGCATGAACTACGAAAAGGTAAGTGGACAGGCTCACGCGCAATCAAATTGCTCCAAGGCAAGCCATTACCAGATGATAGTGCTATCACAGCAAACAAGTACATGATGCGTGGCACTCTGCTTGAGCCTATCGCAATCCGTGAGTATGAGCATAACTACGAGACAGACGTGCTCCGGCCAGGGTTTATCACCAATAGTAAATACCCCACCGCTGGTTATAGTCCTGATGGTATCACTGGTGACATACTACTAGAAGTGAAGTGTGCTAACGGGCTTCGGCATGAGGCACTAGTGAATGGTGAGATACCACTTGATTACCTTGCTCAGATACATTTTGGCATGGTGATATGTGAGCTAAATAGCGCCAGGCTTCTTGCTTTCAACCCTGAATACAATGAGCAACTGACCGTAATCGAGATAAAGACTGATAAAGCTATTATCGACAATATCCGTTCAAAATTGGACTGTGCTAAAATAACTACATAACAACCACCCTTTTAGCGCTCCTATGCTACTCTTGGGTGGTTGTTTTTTTAACAAAACTCCCTTGCTAAGAGGGAGTATGTCAGGTGAGTGTATGACCTTATATTTATTTTGATAGACGAGTTGAGTTTAGGAGGCTAGATATCGTTTAACGTACAACACTCATTTTTATTATAAGCATAAGCTATTATTTTAGCTACTAGTTTACCCGACTACATGCTCAGGTGGCGGTATATAGCCCACATCATGCCAACCTTTGACAAGCTGTTGGCGTAAGTATTCTTTGCGTACCGCTTCATACTGAGCCGTCTGCTCGGCGTCATGGCCTGAAACGAATAACCGCACCATTTCACTGGCAAGGTGGCTTATCCGGACGTTCTGTTCGTAGTGCCACCCTTTTTCCACGTTATTTCTCAGCGGTTACAAGTTTTTTGAACGCCACCAACACGAAGTTGATAACTGGTGTCAGTTGCCCAAACTCTGTAGCCGTAGTAATGCTAATGAGATAGTCTAGTACCGCTGAGATAGCAACGTAACCAGCCACTTTGCCTATGTCTAACGCTTGTTTTTTAGTTAATCCTAGAGACATGTTTACCCTTTCTTGATAAAGTTTTTAACTACCCCTATGAAGTTAATAAGCATACCCTTGATGGATTTAACAATCGTCAGGGTATCTTGAGTGTTTTTAGCGAGTATCGGGTCGTTGATATAAACAGATTTTGTGATTATCTTTTCAACTTCTTTGACGACTTCAACAGGTGGCTTGTTTTCGGCGTTCTGTAGGGCTACTTTGGTGTCGTTGAGCTGTTTGGTAAGGCTTTCAATTTGCCCCTCCCAGTTATCTTGTACTGCTATGACACCTACATCTTGAGCGTGTAACATGGTATCAGCTTCACTGTCATCTGATAGTATTTCAACTGCATTCAGGTCAGTTTTACCGACTAGTGCCGCTCTAAACTCATCACGGCTCAGTTCTCGGCCACGTACTTGGCGAGCGAGTTTCTGGCCATAGCGCCAGTAATAGTTATCTGCGTCTGGTATTGTCATATCTTCCTCCTCAATTACTAGTTGAACTCCTGATAATGTTTCGCTCCAACCGAGATAGCGACAGTTTGCCCCTGCAATCTGATTAACTCTTTCGGTCAAAGCCTGAATTGTTGGATACCATTCACTCCCAAAGCTAGAGTTGAACGGTGAGCTGTAGATACCTCTATTTGGTACATACGTGGCAATGTGTCCATATTCCACGCCGTCTATGCGGTCAAAGAATGTCCAGTAAACAGGTACAGCAACATCGGGGAGTGGGTCGGTTCGCTGATTACCTGCGTTCCATGCGTCAATCGCCTTTGCGTATAAATGTGGTACACCCCATACTTCCTGTGCTACCCATAGACACCAGCCAGCCTTACCTTGTACGGTTAGGTTCGGGCTGACAAGCTGCTTCACTTGCTTGCCTCAATAGGTGGCAGACTCTTGTAGTAGTTGTACTTGACCATGATGTACGTGCCGTACAAGAACGTGCCGAACATGATGAGCACGATGAGGCTAACAATCTTCG